TGTGTGAACGTAAATTGGAAAACCTAATGATCGCACGCGCCTGCAAAATTGCAAATCTTCGCCAATCCAAGTGCCGTTGATTGGGCCATCCCAAAACCAACACCAATCTTTGCCTTGGTGCGGGTCGGCATCTGCTTGTATTGCCTCAAGCACGCTCCGATGAATCAACAGGCAACCTGTACCTGCAGCATCTACTTGAAACAATGAATCTTTGTCATACTTGTTAAGCGGCAAGAAACCTTGAGCGGTATCTTGAAAAATTGTTGGTACAGGTTGTGGGTAAGGGTGGCCTGTTTCAAAACTTGCAAAGACCAAGCCCGCAATCACGGGGCGGTCTTTATCGTGTGCCGCCTCAATGAGTTTGTCAAAGGCTGACACAGGCAGTTGTTCATCTGAATCAATCATCAAAAGCCAATCAGACTTGGTTTCAAGAAATTGCTTGACCAAGCGATTGCGTTGTTTAGATAAAAGACCTGAACCTTTGATTCGTATGAATGGACCAAGGCGTGATGATCGAGATTGTGCAAGCTGAATCAGACTATATGCAAACCCGCCGTTTACATTGCCAGGGTCGCACGCCCCCACTGAAACTTTGTGTGCTGATTTCATAGATTCCCCCGAATCTTTGGTGAAGTGTGGGTGAGATCAGTCGGGGGAAACTGATCTCACCCACACAATGTTTACTTTCTAAATTAGAAAGTAGGTGCTACCAAGCCGGTGCCTGAAATAATTGAGGCAGCCTTTGGATAACGCTCTGCAGAAAACGCGCCGAACCCGTAAACAACAGACTTGATTGTGAGTGTTGAAGCGCCTGTTGCATCAAATGAGAGTGCAAAAGGTGAACCTGGCTGCTCCCAAAGGTGCATTTCAGGTGCTGCAACGCAATAGATTTCATCCTGATTTGTTGCTGCGCCGTATGTTGTACCAACGTTTGCATCAGAGATGATTGGAAGGCCCATCATTGTGTAGCCTGAGTTTGCATACGCTGCTGCGCCTGCTCCTGCTGCTGAACCGTTCATTGGACCTTGTGCCGTTGGTACTACCAATGGGCGGCCTGTTGAATCTGTCGCTGCGAGAAGGAACGCAAGACGGCGTGGGTGCATAATCCAATGTGTTGGTGTTTCAAAGACGTTGCTCTGAATCTGCTGAATTGCATCAGCCAACTTTGGATATAGAAGTGCAACTGTTGGTGTTGTCGCTGTGAATGTAATTGCGTTTCCACCTGAGTTGCGGATTCCCTTGAACTGTCCGTTTGAACCTGAACCGTTAAGAACCTGAGCATCAACAGTTGTGTGCCAAGAGCGAATGAGATCAGCAAGCACGAATGAATCAATGCCTGTTCCACGCTCAATTGCTTGGCGGGATAGGTCTTGCTGACCGGCGATTGTGCGAACTGGGATTGAAAGCAGTGTGTCATCAGCATCTGTTTCAGATACTGCAGTGTTTTGAGTTTCCTGTACTGCCGTTGAAGTTCCGGTTGTCATACGGGAAATTTCCAGCGACATTCCAGATGCTGGCAATGTGTGCTTTGCAGTTGCAAAGTCAGCCGTTGGGCGGCCTGCGCGTGCAAATGGTGCAGCAAGGTCAACAAGGTACTGTGGAACCACAAGACCTGCGAAGTTTGATGTATCAACATCACGGCGCTCAATTGACTCTTCGCGTGTGTGACGAGCTAGGCGCTCTGATGCTGCATAATCATTTTTGAATTGTGCGTTGAACGCATCCTTCACGAATGAAGCAGAAGCCTCAGGTGAGTATGTGCGTGCTTCGCGTGTTACAACTGCGCCACCAACAGGTGTCACGATTGCTGCAACTGAAGCGCGAGCCTCAACTGCCTTTGCATCTGCAGTTGCTTGTGCTGAGAACTTTTCGATCTTTGCATCTAGTGCGCGTGACTCTTCAACGAGAGCATCAACCTTTTCGGTTTCCTCTGCAGTAAGGTCGGTGCGTGATTCTGAAGCTACTGCCTCAAGAACTGCATCCATTTCAGCCTTTACTGCATCACGGCGCTCAAGAGCAACATCAAGGTATGACTTTGACATTATTTCTCCAATGAGTGTTTGATTGTTGTGAGGTGGTGGCGATGCTCTCCACGGCGCTTTCAGGGTGTGGGATTCGCTCCGACTTCGATCTGCTACTTGTGCAGCAGAAACTTATTTTGTGTTGTTGATGATTGCTTGCGCTAGGCGCAGGGAAATTGATCGAGTTGCTGCAACTGCTACAGGCTCAACTGGCACCTCTTCAACTTCAGGCTCTTCAATTTCAATTTCCTCTTCAGACTCTCCACCTGTGAGCATTGCCATCATTTCAACGGCCTTCATAATGTAATCGTGGCCTTCGCTTAAATCTTCAAAAATTGTGTTGAGAACTGCCAAAGATTCGCCTGTGATCTCACGGCCCTCTTTGATTGCCTCAATTGCGGTGCGCAAAGCCTCACGCGCCTCAACTGTTGTTGTTGGGTAAGCGGGATAAGTAACCACTGACACATCTCCATCTGCTAGTGAAACCTCTGTAAGTGTTCGCGTTGTACGATCTTCATTCCATTTTTGACGAATTACGCGAAAGGCAAAACTCATTTGGTCAACATCTCCGCGCTCAACCAACTTGTAAAGGTCGCGCCCCTCTGAGGTATCAGCGATTGTTGCATCCATATAAAGCCCGCGATCATCTTCAGTCAACATCAAGGTGCCATTCTTGGTACGAGCTAGTGGCAACCCTTCGTGATTGATGAGCAAGCGCACATCAGGTGTTTCGCTTAATGTCTTGCGAAATGCGCCCGGTGCAATTCTTTCAATAAATGGAAGCGGCACACTGTCATCATTGAACACTGCAGCATATCCGCGCAATCTCATTGTGCCATCTTCGGCTTGGCGTGCCTCAACATCTCGAACGGTAAAGGTACGGCGTTCAATCTTTTTCATTTTGCTCCTTGAGTTAACTTCCCCACCCGGTTCCATATCTTCAGAAATTGAAACTGCAACCATCTGATCTATTGCATCTTGTTTGTTATCGTGGCAAGTAATTGTTGTGTATGAATCATCGGCCTCTTGTTTTACTGTTGCCCATCCTGCGCAATCAGATTGTTTGTCGCTGACAAAATAAGGCATTATTCAACCTCATATGCTGCTGAAGGGTCTGTTGGGTCAATTGTTGAAATCTGTTGCAACTGACTTGATGGCAAACCTGTGTGCTTCATATCAGGCAAGCCTACTGCCTCAGTGACTGCTGCAGGGTCAAAGCCAACTTGAATCAATGCGGCAGCAATTTCTGCACGCAATTTGAGGCCAATATCTTTTGCATCTGTGGCATCAATGTTTTGCAATGGCACGCGGTATTGATCGCCACTTTCGATTGGTGCCATATCCTCATATGCGTGAACATCATTGAGTGAAAGGAATCCTTCACGCAATCCCTTGGTGTAGGCATCGTAGCGTTCAATGGTTGTGCCGCGAAGCAAGGCATCTAAGTTAAAACGAATGAATCCATCAGCTTCGGGCAACAATGTTGAGAGTGATTGCTCAATTCTCTCTAAGATAGGGCGCAGTGAGTGCTGCACAAATGAAAGGTTTTGGGCTTCAACTGATGCAAATGACATTGCACCGGCAACGGGATGACCCAACAAAGACAATGGCACGCGGAAAATGCGGGCAATTTCTTCAACAGAAAAGCGCCGTGTGTCCAACAACTGCGCATCTTGGGCATTGATTGTGAGCGGTTTGAAACTTGCACCGCCTGAAAGTATGCCGATCTTGCCTGCACGGTATGGGCCTGTGTGGGTAATGTTCCAATCACGGCCAATATCTGATGCCTGCTCTTGTGTTAATTCTGTTGGAACTTCAATCACACCGCCAGGGTTGGCAGCGTTGCCAAAATATGAGGCAGCATAAACATCGGCTGCCATTGCTGAAGCGATAGTTGTTCGGCAGGCTGCGATTGGTGAAAGTCCATAGCGCTGACCTGGCAAACGGAAATCAGGAATGTGCAAAACATCTTTGTCACTCAGGCGTTGTTCGTAAATGCCTTGGGTGTCTTTGACTTTGACAAAATACACAAGTGGTTCGTTTGGCGCTAGGCGCTCGATGCGCACATTGCGTGGGTCAATCACATACAGTTCTTCAACGTCACCTTGATCATTGCGAACAATGAGAATGTAAGCGTTGCCCTCAAGTTTGAATGAGGTCACAATCTGCTCATAAAATTCAAGGCGTGTAGTTTCGCGGTTTGGCTTATTCACCCAATTTGGTTGATCGCCATACACAGTTGCATACGGCAGGCGATTACGGCCACGGCGCACATAGGCACCAACAGGCAAAGATGAAACCGTGTCTGCCAAAAGGCGAACACAAGAATAAACTGTTGACATACGAATTGCAGATTCAGAATCTACAGTCACACCTGCAAGAGAGTTGAAGGCAGGTCTGCCAGGAATCAATGGTTCGATGTATTGATTGTTTGCAGCTCGCTTACTGCCTGCCCCTGCTAGTCTTTTTGATAAACTCATCACTCAGCCTTCTCTGTAATCCATACAAGAAACACACCTGATACAACCAACGCCAATGGTACTGAGATCATTGCAAGACCGGCTGCCGCAAGGCTTGCGCCTATAACTTCAACAACAATTGAAAGATCAATCTTTTTCATCTTGCTCCCTAGACTTGAATTGAAAAGAATCGTGCAACAGGCGGTGGCGGTTCAAGCGGTTGTGTCGCTCTGTCATAACCAAAGATTGATGCAACTGCCGCATCTACCTTGCGCCGACTGCTTGCCTTGGCAACCATAACACCACGGCTTGATTGTTTGGTCACACAGTTTGCAACGTGTCGCGCAAGTCTTTCATCGCCATCGTGTGTGAACGATTCGTTCACTACTGCTTCGTAGAATTTTTGTGTTGCGGGTACCATATTTGCAGCACTGTTGGGGTAAGAAACAACTGGCAAGCCCTCTTCATCAAGAACCATAAAAGTTCGTTGCCATCGTGCGGGGTCAAATACGATTTCTCTGACGTTGAATCTTTCATCTCTGAAGGTGTTGATAATTGTTTCTTCGACCTCTGCAACGGGGATGTGCCATCCTTGTTCGGCATCGTCTGGCCTTTCCCATAATCCAACAACCATCAAGTGAGGCTTTTCTCCACCAAGTAACCACATCACAAGCGCAGTTGAGTCATTAGAAAACGCGCCATCAAATGCAAGAATTACAGTTTCGCCCGGTTCGGGATAACGGTCACGATCAATCAACGCATCCCACGCCCCTGTTGGCAACCAAGCCACTGAGGTATTGACGAAACAATTGAGGCGCTTGGTGCGAAATTCTGCTTCAGGTGTACGCAACACCGCGCTCTGCATTTCCTCTTTGTCAACAATATCTGCAAACCCTGGGTTAGCTTCAACCCACAATGATTCGTCACGGTGATCTGCTTCAGGCTGAGTTGGCTCCCACCAAGAAAAGAAAAACGATGGGTCTTTCTTTTCGCCCTTCACAACCTGTTGGCCGTATTGATAGAGCGAATAGCAAAGTGAATCTTGGCCGTTGCTTTGTGTCTTAACACCTGCAGTTGTAATGCCAAGCAATAATGAATCTGCTCGCGCACCACCTGCAAGAGATAGAACGTTCCACAATTCCCACGATGGTTGTGCGTGAACCTCATCAAAGATCACAAGTGGTGACGGGTTCAAACCCTCTTTTGAATAAGCCTCTGCAGAAAGTACGCGGTACACGCTGCCCTTGTCTTTGAACTCAATGGCATCGCGGTACAAGGTAAACATTGATGAAAGTTCTTGATCTAGTTCAATCATTCGCTTGGCAGTACCAAACACAATGCGTGCCTGATCGCGGTCTGCAGCGCACGAATAAATTTCAGAGCCATTGCCACCAAGGGTTAAACCTGCAAGACCCATTGATGCTGCCAATGCGCTCTTGCCATTTTTCCGCGACATTCCAACCAAGGCGGTGCGGTGGCGAAATCTGCCATCATCCCTACGAGCTAGAACGTGCTTCAATAATTCTTTTTGCCATCCGCGCAGTTCAAGCAACTTGCCTGCAGGCGATGCCACTGAATCTTTGGTGACTCGGCAAACGGCCTCTGCGAAGTTGGCATACAACTCGCCATCGCCGTTGATCTGTTCTTCAATCGGCACAGGCGTGAGCCAACGCGGTGGCCACCCTTGGACTTCAGACATTCTTGTTTTGCTGCTCTAACAACTGAGCCAACTTGCCCTTTGTTGTTACTTCAGCAACCCCCAATTTGCTGCGATCAACTGGCGTGAGGCCAAGCAGTGAAAGCAGTTTTACAATGTCACCTTCAACGGTGTTGAGCATCCCAAATAATGGGTTCGCGTAGGCGTATCCCTTGTCTGTAAAAAGTACATAATCGGTTGCCGCTAACTTCTCGCGCAACTCATATTTCTTGTCCATCTTCTCGCAAAGCTCAGTGAGCAGTTTGCCATCGGTGGTTGCAATCCACGGTGCCATTGCTCGCACATCTGACCACATCTTTGCACCGGCTTCGCTGAGGTGCAACGGTGCATCGCCCTTGATTGGTACAAGTGAAATGACATTTTTCAGGTCAGGCAATTTGCGCTGCCCTGGGTTTCCATTCCTGCGCTTTTGCTCTGTTGGTTTTGGTGGTCTGCCTGCTGGCATTATTTTTCCAATCGCTTGTAATCCATCGCCCCCGATAGATGAACTGCTTTGCTAATTGGCAAGAACCCAACAACCTTGCTGATCTTATTGCCGTTTTGAAAGTCTGTTGTTGCTGGCATTTGTTCTTGTTGCCAATCAATTGCATTGTCATTGTAGAGATTCCAAAGGTAAATCCCAAGCGGTGTTGAGTTCACATAAACCGCGAGATAGCCAAGTTCATCAGCTCGCGCAATCAGTGCATCAAATTTTTTCTTCTCGATCAAGAGTTGGTCATAGTGCGTGCGCCGGCATTTGAGTTCAATGACCATACGCGCTTCATCGCTCACGCAATCGGTGCGCTCGAATTGATCGGCGCTTTTTTTCAAATCGCGCAGGTAGTGAGTTTGCAAAAACTGAAACAGTTCAAGTTCATTCAAACCAAAACCCCCCAATCAAAATATCGCAGAGAGATGTGCGCTCG